AATCGGGTACATCCCTTCATTTTAGATTTATTAGTTGTTAATATACCATCATGTTTTCCTACACTAATCATTTCAGCTTTATCTAAAATCTTATCAGTTGCATTACGTAATAATTGAGTAACACCCATACCAATACTGTTCGCTTCAATCGTATAATAGATTGATTTACAATCACGGTTATAAAGTTCTTTAATAATTTGTATGAATACTTTTGTGAAGTCAGTAATGTTTAATAAGTTATTTCTGAACTCAGCAAGTTGTTCAAGTGTTTCTAAATCGAATACTTGTACTGTTGTATAATCTTGTCCAGTACCTGTACCCACATCAACACTTACTCCAAGTTTTCTACCACGTACTGTTTTGAAGAATCGTAAATCACCAAATGTATTAATGATATCATTAGGTTTAAGTGCTTCAAGTATAGGTGAATAGATTAATGTTCCTGATGAAGAAATAAAATGACATAGGAATTCTTGGTTATATTGTTCTATAGTCATGTCCTGCAACATAGATTGTTTGAATTCTTCACCACGTTCTTCTGGGAAATCCTCATTAGTCACTTGTATAGGGTGATACTCGTTTTGCCCCTGCATAGCTTTAAACCAAATCTCTGCAAACTTGTTTTCGCTGCCATTAGGCGTTGAAGAAATTAAAAATTTAGTTCCTTTTGCTGAGAGAGTTGGTAAAATTGATTTCCACCACTCGTCCATTATGTTTGGTTTTATGAAAGCCATTTCGTCGGCATATAGTGCGCTGAGTGAAATTCCGCGATAGGTGTTTTCTGTTGTTGCCTGAGACATAATCTTTGAACCGTTGCTGAATACTATGTCAAATACATTGTAGCTCTGTACGGATGGTTTGATGAACATAGGCAAATTTTCATATGCGTATCTTAAACGTGATAGTACCTCCTTCGCGCCACTCATTTTATGAGCCACTACACCTATTATAAAGTCAGGAGTAAAAATAGCCTGATGTAAAAGATATGCTGTAAGTGTAGAAGTTTTGCCCAGTTGTCGTCCAAAGTTAAGAATGATTTTGTCATGATTATACATTGCATTGATTACTTCTTTTTGATAATCACGTAATTCGAATAACATTGCTCCTTTGGTCGGGTGTTGTATCATACAATAATTTTCGATGAAATAAATAACATCATTGGCACATTTAGCAATTTCTATTGCTTGTTTTTTGGTTATGCTGTTATTGTCAGCAGGAGTCTTAACACCTAGAGAACTCATATGTTTTTAAACTTCCCTAATCCCCTATACCATCCATTTGGTATACTTTCGTTTTTACTTATAAATTTTCTTATTTTTAATTCTGGGTTATGAATCCACATCTTACCTTTGTTATTAGCCGGTTTTCCTTTTCTGGATTCTGATATTTTCATACATGTTTCTATACTACGTTTCATTCCTCTGTGTTTTTCGGCAGTTTTTCTAATTTTATCTGGATCTTTATTTATAATTTCAGATACCCAAGGTTTAATTGTTCCTCTGTGACTATCACCTATCTTCTTACGGTGGATTTCTGATTTAGGTATGTCTTTGAAACGTTTTGAAATCAATGCTCTATGTTCATCAGTGTAAACTCTGTTATAGTTTTCTTCATTATCCCAATATTCTAATAATATTTCTGAATGTTTAGTTTTAAATTCATCAGTAGTGGTAGTGTCTATAATTTTTTGTTTGTGTTCTTCTGATAAAGGAACACCAAGTTTCATTTCACTTAATCTTTCGTAATGAGCTATCCCTTCTTCAGAGCACACATAATCCATCAATTTTGTATAGTGTTCGTCTGATATAGAACGTCCTAAGTTTGCTTTTGATATTTTGTGTTTAGTTTCATCAGTATGTTTTCTGCCATAGAATCCATTATCTTTCCCAAATAATATAGGAGATATGTTGTCAATCATATTGTAATACTCATCACTTTCAACCACGTTGTTTACTTTTAGTTCCATGACTTCTGTTAGTAATAGATCCTCTGCTGTTTCACACCAATGAAGTACTTCTACTTTGAAAATTTCTTTACCATATTCTTTGACAGCTTCTTTTATCAATACCCCAGAACCATAATATTTTTCATCAAATTCTTCAGATTGATGCATTCCTATATATTTCTTTTTGTTAATCAAATTCGTAATCAAATAAACATAACCAAACATAATAATTTACCTCTTTTCTTTATTTATGATTGTATTTATTATTTAGACGAAATAGCTTACTCATACCCATACATAATTTCATCTGCGAATCCATATTCAACAGCTTCTTCTGCTGACATATAAAATTCTTCTTTATCTTTCATTTGTTTAATTAACCAATTCTTAATTTGTAATTTAGTTTTACTTTTCCAATAAGTTTTACCAAATAGATGATTAACATAAAGTTTCATCATTTGTTCCATTGCTTTTTCATTTTGTATTGCTTCTGTTCTGAATTGTTTTATTGTTCCACCAGTATGAATAGTTCCTTCATGTATCATGTAAGTGCTGTGAGGCATCATGATACGTTTATCAGCAGCAAGGTATATCATAGAAGTCATACTTCGTGCATGAGTGTAGTTAATGATGCTTATAGTATTCTTACATGCTTTGATTGCATCATAAATTGCCATACCTTCCATCCAATCACCACCACACGATTTCATATGTATGGTGATTGGATTATCAGAATTGTTAGCGAGTATGTTTAGATTCTTGATGAATCTATTTACCATTACGAATTCCACACCGGGTTCTTCAGTTTCCTCAACACCCATTCCTGCTATATAAGTTTCTTCACCTATCAGGTATATTTCATTATGAATAATATCTAATCCGTTAACATGTATGTCATGTATAACATCACTACTTTGTATCTTTGTCATTTGATTCAACACATTTTTTATAATATTTTACAACAGCATTATTTTGTTTAAGGTGGGTAAGTATCTCAGCAGTATTCTCAGACATTTTTTGATAATCTTGAGGTGAAATGGATATCCACAACACACCATTAACATCCTTTGTTACATAGAACGTAGGTGTACGCATAACGATTGTTGCTGCATCAGGAGGCGTTAAACACGTGTTAATGTGTTCAGTTGTCGTTATTACATCTTTGGGTTTAAGTCCAGTACAACCGTTCAGAGTCAGACCCACGAATAGTGTAATTAATATTCGCTTATAGTGTTGTGTGATTGTTCGCTTATTTTGCATGATTTTCTCCTATTATATTTACAAAATTCCATTTGAATCCACCAGCAGATTTTAAGTCACCGTAACAAACTTTCAATATACTTGAAGATGTTATGTTTAATTCACGTTTAACATCCATTGATGATCCCCAACAAGCTATTTCTTCACCAGTAACCTTATCTATCTGAATAACTTTTTTAGAACTTTTTGATTGAAATCCTGTTTGACCCTTGTTCCATGCGGTAGTTCCTTTTTTTGAATCTGATATTTTTTGTTTGTGTTCTTCTGAGAGTTTCTTACCCTTACGCGCGTTAGATATGTTTTGTTTATGTTTTTCTGATTTGGGTTTACCTTTAGCAGAATCAGACATCTTCTTTTTAGTTTCATCTGAGAGTTTCGACCCCAAACGCGATTTTGAAACTGACTCTATTATTTCTGTTTTTCTTTTTAAATAATTAGATTTACACATTTGTATAAATTCATCAGAACGCACTTTTCCCGTATTACCCTTACTTATTTTTTTCTTGGTTTTTTCTGAACATATTCTACCACTAACTCCTTCACCACCATCAGTCATGTTTGATAGAATGCCAGTACCTATATCTCGTCTACCATAATAATCTATTAAGGATTTTTCAACTTCAAATGCTGCATCTTCACTGAGATTTGATTCTTTGATTACTGATATAGGTTCATCACCGTTTCGTCTTATTTTATTGATAATGTTTTGTTTTAATGCGTTCTGATTATTAGAATTCATAAAATGCTTATCAATTCGTGAACCTTTACCCTTCCCGACATAAAAAGGAGTGCTATCTGGATATTGTAGTTCGTATACATAGAATTCATTCTTCATTTTTAGATGCCTGTTCTATAGCATTAAAAATCTTTACTGTAGCAGCGTTCATTTTCTTGATAATCCAAGTTGGACGCTTATTAAAAATCTTGGTGAAGTTATGGTCTGAGAATAATCTGATTACTGCATTCTTAGATTCAACTGCTTTTTTAAATTCAACATTGAGTTCTTTGTTAAGTAATTCAGTCTTAGCAAGATTTTCTTTGAATTGTTTCTTCTCAGCAACTAATGCATCATTAGCAAGTTGAAGTTTTGCAACATCAGCATGAAGGATTGAGTTTTTTTCTTGAAGATTGGACACATAGAGGTATCCAAAATATATAATGAGTGCAACTGCTGCACCACCTAAAAGTTTTGCGTACATAAAATACTCCCTTTAAGAGTATTTATGGAGGTTAAATCTTCCGAGTAAACACACTATCAGCAGTATATCCAGCAAGTAATGCTGCAATATAAGATATATCACCTGTTGAAATCATCAAAAAATAACCTGCAATACCACCTAATAATGATAAAGTGGTTTGATATGGGAATTTCATGAAGTAATCTTTGGGGGATAATAATGTTCCTTGTTTATTCAAATCAGCAAGTTTCTTAACCATATGAGCGATAACACCCATTAGCATAGTGACAAAGAATAATCCGTATTGTAAGTAAGTTAAATTTTCCATACTATTATTTATATTTGTAGTAGAATATTGTTAGTGCATTAGCAATTGTAAGACAACCTTCAAATTGGTGTTGGTCAATATTATCAAGATTGCTTATGAAATCAGGTTCAACAATAACAGCAGTACAGTTAGTTTTTCGAACGAAGTAATCAATTTTTTCATCACCTTCTACATCACCTACATAATCAACAACGCCCGGTTGATCCATTTTATACCATGCTTCTTTACTTCCCCTGTTAGGTTGAAATATATCAGCATTTTCAAAACCCGTCTGAACCATATCAGAAAGTTCTTTTCCTTTAGTTGATTTGGGGTAGTATAATGTTTCAGAACCTTTAGCATTCACGTTACTGTTAAAATGTAATTCCATAGCAGCAATTGCATTATGATTATTAATGAATTCCACTTTACTTGTGAGACTTCCTGTAGGAACAACTTGGTGTGGTACTAATGCTGTTTCTAATATACTACTTATGATATCAATCCACTCTATAGCAAGATCATACTCACATACATCACCATTACACGCACCTTTTGATATGAGTTTGTGTCCAGCAGATATAATGATCATTTATATCTCCATCAGATTTGTTATACAGTATATAACCATATTAATAGTTTACTTCTTATCTAATTTATTATCAATTTTATCTTCGATACGTGATAATTGACTGAATAAATTGTCAAGTACATATTGAAAATCCATTTTCCCAACGTAGTCTATTGGAAAGCGTGACATTGCTTTATAATGTTCTTCTTTTGTTTTTTCTAACTTATCGCTCATTTCTTTTATCCTCCCAAGGATAATTCTTATGAATCCACTGAGGATAATTCCAGATAATGCTAGTACCCAATTTAATATTTCTACCGTTGTCATTTTTTATCCTAGTTTTCATAAATACTTACTTGAGGGTAAGTTTAAAGTTTCGTGTTTTGCTCCTTTTACGCGATTCTTTACTTACCCTTTATTATTTCCTAACTAATGGTATAACCCCATCATTTGTTATACCCCACTGCTTAAGCAATGAATTAATGTTCTGTGATACTGTTTTCTCACCGTTTACTGGTGATTTGATATCAGTTAAATGTCCGAAGTGATCTAATCCCTGACCTTTCCAATCAGAGGTTGTTATGAATCTCCATCCATCTTTTTTCTTACGTTTAATTTTTGCAATACATTTAATACAACCAAGATCTGATCGTTTATATAATTCTACTCTGTCAGGGAAAGCGTTATAGAACACCTGACCAATAGATGACACAGAAGTAACTCCTGATGATGCATTTTCAAATATATCATTTAATTTCATAAGTATCTCCACATAAATCCACCAGCAGTTTTAAAATATTTTCTATTTAAACAACATTTTGATATATTTTGTTGCATAATTCCTATTTCTCTTTGTACTTCATTCATAGAAAACCAACAAGCTATTTCTTCACCAGTATCTTTATCTATTTGTACTACTTTTTTGGATGAATGAGATTGAATGCCATTTCTATCTTTACGAGTTATTGACATTTTTTGTTTGGATTCTTCTGAATGAGATTTACCTACCCAATAAGTATTACCTCTATTAGCATCACCTATTTTCTTTTTAGCTTCTTCTGAAAGTTTTTTACTTTTGTTACCTTCACTAATTTTTTTCTTAGTTTCTTCAGTATGTAAAGCATTATCACCACCAGATGTCATGTTATAACCATGTCCATAAAATGTATCATAGAATGAGATATAGAATTCCTCTAAATCATTGAGTTCATCAATGTTGTTAGCTGATTCATCTATTACTTCGAAATTGAAACTATCAATACCATATTTAGTAAATGCATTATGTATTGCAAATTTACTTCTTCTTGAATAATTTACATGCTGTTTCCATCTATCTTCGGGATCATTAATGGTCTGTCCAACATATTTTTTGTTATTAACTAAATTTGTAATACAATATATGTACATTATGCTTTCTTACCTGCGTTTTTTAATTCAACAAGGAATTCATCACGGTCAAATGTTTCTTTTTTATCTTTAGATTCATCATCACTATCTTTCTTACCTTCGTTTTGTTTTTCTTCTTTAAGACGTAAATCTTCTTCTTTAGCAAGAGCATCTTTTGCAAGTAACAGAAATGTTTGTGCAACTTCGATATTACGAGCACGATATTTTGGATCAAAGTTTGAAACATCTAACATTTGCTCTTTGTATGCTTTAAGCGCAAGTTGTGCAACTTCGTTCAGATTAGGATTTTCTGAAAAGTTATAACGTTCTTCAAGTTCCTTTAACAAAGGATCATCAGAAGCATTAAGTCCAAAGGTGTCTTCAAGTTTAGAACTCATACTATTAACTTTGTACCCAGATATCCACAACACCAGATCCGCCCTTAACAAAGCGTAGACCTGTACCTGAAGCCTCTAAAAATGTGAACTTACTAAGTCCAGCACCAATTGATTCGTATGCTATGAAATCAGTTACAGCAATAGTACCATCAATCGTTACGGTATCTAATGTAATAGTTTCAGCAGTTACAGTAGCAGTGGCGAATGTTAAAGTATCAGTGTCTACAGCAGTAATAACATAAGCTGAACCATCATTACTTACGGTGTTAGCAATCGTTAATGTCATGCCTACCCCAAAACCGTCATCAATCCAACTACCTCTATTACGAGTCAATGAATCATCACCACCAGCACCATCAACAAATTCTAAAGTAACGTTATTACCAACATACGCACCAATAACTTGTTCTTTCAAAGTAATACCAACGTCAATGGTTGCAGTTCCACCACATTTGATAATGTAAGTAACATCTTGTGGTGTCTTAACAACGAAAGTTTCAGTGTTAAGATATTCTCTAATTGTAGTCATTTATATAAATCTCCGAATTATAAGTGTATTTATTAATTTAATCATCTAATGCTGTGCGAATTCTGTTTTATATTCTCCACACTTATGACGTTTTTATACAAGACATAGTTAATGTATGAAAACGTCAACATATGTACCAGAAAAATCATCAATAGTAATGTTACTTTTTTCGTTATAATAATTCTTATAAATTCTGGCAAGATCCACTAAGTCATCACTGGTAACATCTTCACCTTTACTATCATAAAAGGCGTAACATACAGCAACCATAAAAGCGATATTATGATCAAGTTCTTCTACGATTGTATTGAAAGTTTCTGCTGATACATCTATACCCGTTGCAGTATGAATTGATTCTTTAAGATTTGGTTTGAATCTGATATATTCTTTTGTTACATAATCAATACGATCTTCATCCATCATCATGAATCCATGACGATTCCCATCATATAAATCAGTAAGGTAAGATTCAACGGCAAAAGTTGCTTTGATTAGTTTAACCATTGCTGGTTCGTTCACGTCCATTATCGACAAAGTTCTTTTGACAATATCCGAAAGGTTGTTTGGGTTAATCATTTGGTACACTCCTTTTAGTGTTCTATTTAGTGTTATTTATCGTTTTTAAAATGAGTATGACAGTCTCATATGTCTGTTAAAAATAGTAAATAATTATATGAACAACCAATAAGGAAACATAATGTCAAAGAAAAACAAACGCAACAAATTAACTGTAGTAATGAATGACAACCAAGCATCCTTTCACGGTGCTGAACATAAAAAAACATTTCACAAAAAAGACGTTAAATTCATAACACCTATTACAAACACACAGAGAACCGCTATGGACTGTTATAAGAAAGGGGATAACATGTTCATGCATGGTTCAGCAGGGTGTGGTAAGACCTTCTTAGGGATGTACCTTGCACTTAATGACATTCTGGACGAACGTACTGAATACCATAAACTTATCATTGTCAGAAGTGCTGTTGCTACCAGAGACATTGGTTTTTTGCCAGGCACTTAAGAAGAAAAATTAGCAATCTTTGAACAACCATACATATCTATTTGTAATGAATTGTTTAATTTTGGTAAGTCATATGAGAATTTGAAGAAGTTGAATTATGTTGAGTTTGTCAGTAGTTCATATCTGCGTGGGATAACATTCGACCATTCAATTGTACTGGTTGATGAAGTACAAAATTTTAACGCAGATGAATTAAATACAGTAATGACTCGTATAGGTTATCAATCTAAAATTATCTTTAGTGGTGATTTAGCTCAATCAGATCTGATGAAGACGAACAGAGATAAATCGGGTATGGGTGACTTCATCAATATCATCAAAACATTAGATGAATTCGCCATGATACCATTCACCACAGATGATATTGTCCGTTCTTCCCTTGTAAAACGTTATATTATTGCAAAAGAAAAATATGAAAATAAGTAAGTTGTTGATTTAAAAGGAGAAAATAAATTTGACAAGGTAAAGTTTTCAATCTATAATTACTCTATAAACTAGGAGAACATTATGACTGAACATGATTTAGCTTGGGGTACATTGTCTGACTTACATAAAGATGTTTATGGGTTTAGACCACGTGATGTATATAATTTTAAAGAAATGTCTGTTAGTGATATTGAAGATGAAATTGAACGTCTTATACCTGAATTAGAACTGGTTAATAAAGAAATTGAAGAACGTGAGCAATCATGTATTCAGGACTTCGAACAGATTGTTTCAGACACTATTGCTAGTGGTGCTAACACCCGCGTTAATGCTATTAAGTGGTTGAAGGATGCAGAAGAAGATGACGGTATGACCGATGGTTTCTTCTGTTACACTTACGGTCTTCCTTATAATTACTTTGATGAAGTAGCATGAAAAAAATAACGAATTATGAATATTCAAAAAGGAGTGGTAAACCTGCTGCTTTTTATAAATTTAAGTCTTCGTCTAATGGTGGCATACACGTTTATACTGATAATAATCGTAAGATGTTATTAGGACATAATGTGGACGTGACTTTACTTGATGAATATTTAATTTATTATACTAGTACAACTGAAAAAGATAAAGGTTCGCCTATATTTGTGAAAAAAGATGGTGTACTTTATTTGGCCTGTTATTGGGGTGATATACATAATAATATTGCTAAAGACGAATTGTTTGAAAAAGTTTTCACAAAAAAAATAACAGCATTCGACGCAATAGCTTTTTTAGATTTATAATATTAGTTGACAACATTATTACAGTTAGGTAAGATGAATTCCTCAAAGCCGTGAACCCCTTAGTTCACGCAAAAACTTTAGTCCATTTGGACAAAAGGGCAACATAATTATTGTGTTGCCCTTTTTTTTGTTGTACACTCCAAGAAAATAATAAGAATAAAAGGGGAAATATATAATGGTTGACATAACCAAAATGAAAAAAGCACTGGAAAAAGTTAAAGCGTCTACTGGTAGTGCTGAATCTGATGTATGGTTATCATCAGGTAATCACGCATTGAATTTTAATCTTACTGGTGATTTTAATCGTGGTATACCAAACAGACGTGTTGTATTGTTATTTGGGTTACAGGGTTCAGGTAAGACATTTATTGCATCCATGATTGCAAAACAAGCACAAGACAAAGGATATCACATAGTATATCTTGATTCAGAACGGTCTATCCATAAAAAATATATGGAAAAGATTGGTATTGATATGTCCGAAGATAAATTTACCACAGTCAATGTGAAAACAATTGAAGAAGCAACTGCTAATATGTCGGCCATTTTTAATAGTTTTGGTGATGATGATAAGGTATGTTATGTAATTGATTCATTGTCTGGTATGGAAACTGAAGCTGAAATGGAAAATTTCAATAAAGGTAAAGTGACTACTGATATGGGACTTTTTGCAAAACGTATTAAACAATTTGCAAAGAACATTAATCACAAGATTAGTGAACGTGATAATTTTTGCATCATGACTTCACATGCATACAAAAATCAAGATTTGAAAAATGGTCTTGGTACTATCATTCCTAGTGGTGGTGAAGGTATGATTTTTTTTCCATCATTAATAGTTGCATTATCTAAGTTAAAATTGAAAGAAGATACTGATGTGGTCGGAGTCAAAATTACTGCCGAAACTACTAAATCAAGATACACACAACTTGGTCGTAAAATTCGTTTAGAAGTTCCTTATGATAAAGGTGTCGATCCTATTGATGGATTACTTGAACTTGCAGAAAAAGCTGAACTAGTAGCACATTCCAAAGGAAGTTCTTGGTATAGTTATGAAGATGATGATGGGGGGTTAGTTAAATTCCAGAAATCAACTTTCAAAGATCACTACCTTAAACTTTTTGATTTTGATGCAGTTAATGACATCATAGAAGTTAATGATGGTGAACTACGCCCAGAAGATTAACAGTTAATTATATTTTGTGATCCATTTTGAAATAACAGAAGAAGTTGAAAAATATTATATTCAGGGTATGAGAACTGAATATAAATTTTCTGATGGGACTCTGTATTATATCAGTGGTTCTATATTCGCATTAGTAGGTGGTAAGTATTATCGTCTGGAAATTAAAGATGGAATCAATATGAATGATTTTGTCAATAGTTATGACGGTGATCTTATTGATGTAATAAGTTTTAAGGTATTATAGGTAATAAAAAAGGGATACTATAAAAGTATCCCTTTTTCTTATCTTATGAATTAATATTACTTAGCTAATTCAGCTTTTTCCACAACATTTTGTAACGCATCAATTTTGTCTGCTAAAGTAGCAAAGTTGTTATTGACTAATGTTTGTGTTGGTGTAGCAGTAACATCTTCAATAGTAGAACCAGCAGTACCACCAGTATTATCAGTCACATTTGCTGCAATTTCTTCCTTATCAGCACTTGCATCATAAACTTCCTCAGCAGGTGAATATGCAGATAAAGCGTTTGAACCATTAGCTAAAGTACGTGTTGATAATTGACCAAGTAAACCACCGTCAACCGCACCAAGTAAACCAGCATAACCAGACATACCAACAAACAAATCAACATCAGTAATTGCCACGTAAGAAGCAAGACCAGTTGTAGGACTTGTTACTACTAAATTACCACCAGAAATTGCAAGTTCAGTACCCGGTAAATCAGCATTGATAAGACCGATAACAGTAGTGAAAGTATCAGCAGTAGTTACATCAACAGAGATTGGATAAGCAGTACCATCAAGATTAATTGAAGCAGTATATGTAGCAGTTACTAAACCTGCATCATTACCACCAACAGCACTTGCGTCAAAATCGACAGTTTGTACACCAGCAGCAGAACCACCAGCAGTTTCGTCTGTGTCCATATTAGCTACGTCAGCAGCATTTACGACAGCAACACGAATGAAAGATTGTGCAGTACCGCGAGTTTTGGTGGCATAGCACGAAATTGAATTTATAGTTGTAGACATTATTATTTCTCCTATATTTGAATAATTTTGTTTATGTATGTATTTATACAAATGTAAATAAAATTGATAAATAATGGTATATACATGACAGGAGGATTAATGTACATTTATTTAATAACAAATTTAGTTAATAACAAGAAGTATGTTGGACAAACTATAAATGATCCACTCAAAAGGTGGACAGCACATAAATCAAAGACTAAAAGTGGTTCTGATTTTGCTATTAATAACGCTTTGCGGAAGTATGGTGTTGAAAATTTTCAATTTGAAGTTATTGATGATACGAATGAAAACATAGATCAACTCAATGAATCTGAAATTAAATGGATAGCTTATTATGACACGTATGATGGTGTTGGGTATAATATGACTTCTGGTGGTGATAATTATATCCGTTCCGAAGAAACAAGGAATAAAATATCAGAAGCACTTAAAGGAGAAAAACATCACTTTTATGGTAAAAAATTCTCTGATGAAACTAAAGAAAAAATGAGACAAGCTACTCTTGGCATGAAACACACTGAAGAAAGTATTAAAAAAATGAGTGGGGAGAACCACCATAATTATGGTAAAACACATTCAGAAGAATGGAAGAAAAAAATGAGTGAACGTATGAGTGGGTCAAATCACCCACTTTATGGTAAACCACGTTCAGATGAAACTAAAGAAAAACTGAGACAAGCTAATCTTGGTAAAAAACATTCAGATGAAACTAAAGAAAAAATGAGGAATTTGGTTATATCCGATGAAACTAAACT